GGAGGCCGACCGCGAGTACCACACCAAGGCGCTCGAAGGTGCACTTCACGACTTCTCTGACATTCTCGGCATTCCTCCAGAAGTTCTTTCGTTCAATGGTCGCCTGGGTATCGCTCTCGGCGCGCGCGGAAGAGGCAAGGCTGCCGCTCACTACGAGAGTGGACGCGCTGTCATCAACCTCACCAAATTCTCCGGCGGCGGATCGCTGGCGCATGAATGGGGTCACGCGATGGACAACATCGTGGCCAGCCACTTCATGGGAGCTGAGGGAGCCCTCGGCCTGAACTACGTCAGTGAGGCACCCAAAAATTCCAAGCTGCCCCCCGAGATCTCTGAAGCCATGCAAGACGTGATGAAGGCGATCATGACTCACCCGGATCCGGTCCAGGCGGAGACAGCGTTTCGCGAACAACGGTTGGCGATGACAAGGAAGATGCGGGATGTCCGTGGGCAGATGAACGACATCGCGCGCGAAGTCAACGCGATGCCGTTCACCGGCTCCGACGGGGACGACGGTGCACGCCAGGCCCGCAACAAGAAGCGTGCTGAATTGACATCCCAGTATGAAGTCCTTCGAAAGGACTACAACGGATGGGCTAAAGCGCTCAAGCACGTGTCCGCAGGGGACCCCACCGTGTCGAACTACGCTCGTTACGCGCTGCAGCAGTCGAACGCGAAGTATTGGGCATCGGGCAAGGAGCTGTTCGCGCGCGCGTTCGAGTCGCATATCGAAGACAAGCTCGCCGAAAAGAATCGCAAGAACACGTATCTCGTGAGTGGTACGAATCGCAAGTACGACACTGGCATGCCGATGCCTGACGGTAGTTTGGGCCAGCCCTATCCAAGCGGCGAGGAACGCAAAAACATCTCCGCAGCCATGGACAAGCTCATGAAGGCCATGCACAGCACCGGTTCGCTGAAGAAAGCCTTAGACGCTCTCGCAAAAGGCACGCTTGGTTTATTCGATCTGATGAAGGGTCCATACACCGGTAAAGGACGCCGCGAGGGCAGCCCTGGTAACTACAAGTACTACTACGACTCCCCCAGTGGCGGGCGCAGTAAGGCCCCTGAAGACATAACTTCCGCGCAGGGGGATGGTCAGACTACTCGACAAAGCAGCGCCACGCCTGCGGCACAGGCCTTGAAGGGCAAGCTAGGAGACGTGGTCAATGGCCGCCCATTCGAGGAGCAATACCAAATCGCTGAGCAGGTGCTGGCGCAGCACAATGAACGTTTTGGAAGCCTGCTCACTGAACTCAAAGCCATGGCTCCTGGGGCCAAGGTGACGGGCCGAGTGAAGAACGTGGCATCGGCATTGGGGAAGTTGGTGCGCAAGTCGCACTATCCCACAGCTGCGGCGCTTCAAGACGCCACAGGCACGCGCATCATCGCTAAGTCCATACAGGAAGTTAATGACATTGTTGCGAATATTCGCGCAAACATGACGATCGTCGAAGAAAACGACTACATCACCGACCCGCAAGGGACGTACCGATCGCACCACTTCACCATTCAAGACTCTGACGGTATGCAAAAAGAGATCCAGGTTCGAACAAACAATCAGGACGTATTCGCTGAGTGGGCGTGGTACGTCTACAAACCACTGACACCGGAACAAGAACAAGCACTTGTATCTGACTCGCAAGCAGTTAATAGTTACGCATCGGCGATGAGCACGCACTTCTACTACAAAGACATTGGCCAACAGCCACCTCCAACTCCACCGTGTCCGCAGGTAGTTGCCGATGCGTTCGGCTGCCTGTCTGCATAGAGAATGACCTGTGCCTTGTAACGACATGGAAAAAAGAGCACAAAATTTCGCTTCAAATGCGCATCGTGGCCAGATGTACGGGGAATTTCCGTACACCCACCATCTGTCGGCTGTAGCGGCGATAGCTGAGGGCTTCGACGCCCCCCAGGCTGTGCGCGTGGCTGCGTGGCTCCACGATACGATAGAGGACACCCACGTGGAAGAAAGTGAGCTGGAAGCCGAATTCGGGCCAGAGGTCGCGCGCTTGGTAGTGGCGGTTACGAATCCTCCAGGATCACGCAGAGAACGAGCTGAGGCCGCTTGCAAAAAGGTTCGCGCGGGCGGATCAGATGCGGTTTTATTGAAGCTCTGTGACCGGCTGGCCAACGTATCTTGCGCCGAAAACGGGTTGCTGAAGATGTACCAGAAGGAGTGGCCCTTGTTCTACGAGATATTGTACGTTGAGGGTGAGCACGAGTTGTTGTGGCGCACGCTCAAGGTGTATCTGGAGTAGTATGGTAGAGCAGGCACAAGCACTGATACAGGCGCTGCGCCCCGCGCAGGGATTTGCCGTGATCGGTATTGACGAGTACGGGGGTCCAGACGACCAAGGACCTTATTCTGCGGGTGAATTTGCTACCCTCGAAGAAGCAATGGCTGTCGCCAAAGAACTCAAGACCCAGTCTGGTGAGCGTATGTACGTGTGGGGCGCCGACGGGACCGTGTCAGACTTAGACGCTCTCGACCCGATCTCAAAAGGCACGCTTGGTTTATTCGATCTGATGAAGGGTCCATACACCGGGCGGGGTATCAGGACAGGGACCCCAGGCAACTACACGTATGCGTACCCTGAGGAAAAGAATCCACGCCAAAAGACGTCCGACGACGACGCTGCGCAAGCTACGCGTTCGATTGCTGCAAAGAAGTTCGGAGACGTTCTACGTCAATTCGCAGATCTCAGCGAGGACGAGAATGGAAATCCCTTAGAGCCCAAGCGACTGACGACCGAAGAGCAGAAGCAGGTGCGGGCCGGCGTGATGGGTCTGCTGGACGCATACGGTTTGGAGAACTGGGCCGAAAAAGAAAACCTACCAGGCAAGGATCAAGTCATCAACCAGGGTTGGACAGAATCCACAGGAGAAGATGACCCCGGCGGGCGTCTTTACAGGCTGGATACAGGTGCTTTGCATGTGGGGCGCAGTGATGTGATTTGGGCTGGAAAATTCCACCGGGATACAGACAAACCGGTCAAGGATCGATGGGGCGATCTGGAGACCAAGGTATTCATTCATGAGGCGGTCCACAGCACGTCACCGATCACGATGGATGCCTACTCAGGAAGTACGCAGGTGCTGGAGGAAGGAACCACCGAGCTGTTGGCGCGAAAGATCATGCGCGAGCAATTCGGGGTTGGTAAGAAATCTGGCGTAGGGAAACTTCCTCGTGGAAACAAGGCAGGAGACGCTGGACAGGCGTATGACTCCGACATCATCCATCTTCGTGACGCCGTGATGGACATGACGGGTATGAGCATGAATGACGCGTTCGAAGTATTGGAGAACGCCGCGCTCTCGTACCGACAGAAGGGCGCCCACTCCACGCGCATGGAACCCGGGAGCTGGGAAACCAGTTTGGGGCCGATGGCGTCGTTTTCTGAGCACCTGAACACAGAAATCATTGCAAAGTTGGGTGCGGACTGGTCAGTGGACTGGAACAGCGTCGGCCAGCGATCGTTCATGGGGAAGAAGGATTACACGGGACAGCCGAAGTATTATTCCGTCATGGACCAGTACGAGAACCGAAAAGATGAACCCGCGGTGCAGGGTATGTCTGCGCGAGATTTTCATCTATACGGAGTCTTGGATCAGTACTGTTGGGAGGCAAAGAAGTACCTGTGAGACGCAATGACTTAGCAGCCGCCATCAAGCGAGCACAAGATCTGATCAACGAACGCGGGGAGTTGCCCTATGACGCCGCTGAGAAACTGCTGATGCTGCAGGACAATCCTGTCATCTTGAGCAGGGAATTGGCGAAGCTGAGCGTGAGAGAAAAGGAATGATCTCCGTTCCCAAGTTGTCGGATGCGCAGCGACACTACTGGTTGCTGAAAGACAGGCTTCCGCACTGGACCGACAAACCGCGGCCAAAGGACGTACGATGACCAGACAACCCCATCGCTACTATCCTGACGTTATCCTGCGCTGCGCCTGTTCGGAGATCATTATGAAGGCCCGGTCCGAAGATGAGCAGGTAGTGCGCGCTAAGGTAGTGATTATCAAGGGGAATTTTGCATACGCGGTCTGCAAAGGCTGCAAGCAAGAGGTAGAGTTGCCGCTCAAGGGTGCTGCTGGAAAGCGATCCACCCTTGGTCCCAAGCTGTATTTAGATAAGTGACGAGGATTTTTTCCCTTGACGTAGGGATCTCACCCATTTAGGCTCAGGGACAGGTTCGACGCTCCAGGTAAGGGAGGTCTCCTAGAGACTCCCTAGCCCTGATGAAGCTCACCAACGTCAAAGACGACCTCCGCGGAACTGGCGACACGTTCCATTTCTTCGTGCCTTGCGAGAGTATCTCGAAGGCCGATAAAGATGGGAAGCGCTGGATCCAAGGGATCGCGTCCACAAGTCACCGAGACCTGCAGGGCGAGGTTGTTGATCAGAAAGGTATCGACTTTTCGTACTTTCTGACCGACGGCTACATCAACGACGACCACAAGGACGGCCCCGAACACAAAGTCGGCGAGGCCACCGAGTGCGAGATGACGCCTAAAGGGTTGTTCATCAAGGGCTTCCTGTACAAGGGCAAGGAACGGGCCGAGTACTGGTGGGAACACATCAATACCCTCGCAGCCAACGAATCCAAGCGCAAAGTCGGCTTCTCGATCCAGGGCAAAATCCTGCGTCGGCAAGGCCGCACCATTTTGAAGTGCTGGCTCCAGGACGTCGCCATCACGGCGAGCCCCGTAAACACCAACACCTGGGCCGAGATTTGCAAGAGTCTCAGCGCGCAGCAGTGGTGTCTGCACCCGGCAGATACGGCGTGCAAGGGCGGATGCTGCGTTTGCCCGCCCGGAGCCAAGTCGCTCACTGACGAAGTTGACGAGGAGAAGGCGCTTTCAGCAGGCGGCATGGGCGCAACGCTCGTGCCTCAGTCGCTCGAAGGCAACGCCACGCTCCAAACCCATAAATCGATTGACCGGATCTCGTACGACGAGGCGATCCGCGAAATACAGAAGTCACGTAACTACTCGTTTCCAACGGCAAAGGCTCTCGCTGATGCCATCTTTTCAACGCATGGAATCCATTAGGAGGAATCAGAAATGTCGTCTATTGCAAAATCCGACTTCCATGCTGCCTTGAATCGTTTGGAATCGATGGCGAAGGGCCAGGGCGCAAGCCAGCTCTATCACACCGCTAGCGATTCAGATCCAGGCAGCCACGCAGGCACGTCCACATCAGACTGGCAGGACGAGCACAAGGACGGAATCGACGAAAATGGGACCGACTACGACGGCGTCAAGAAGGCGCTTGCTCGTAAGGTAGAGAAGAGCCAGGCTCTTACCCCCGCTGAAGTCGCAATCGTCAAGGGCGCCGACCCGCGCCCCTTCATCGCAGCCAAGATCGCCAAGGGCGAGCGCCTCACGCAGGCCGAGTCCTGGGTCACCAAGGGTGGCTTCCAGATGATGGGCGCGCCTGACGACGACGAAGATGGCGTCAAGAAGGGCGCCGACAAGGAGCGCGCTGCGGGGACTCCTGGCGAAGCCAAGGATCCTGGTTCGGTGCCGGACAGCCACGCTGGCGACGCCGATGAGGAGATTGAAACGGACGCCAAGAAGTCCCTCGATCGCGCCATCGGCCGCACTCAACATCTCCAGCCGGGCCTGGAGATGTCTCCGATCCTAGCCGAGTTCGCCAACGCCATGGGCTACGCCCTTCGCGGTGTCGAGCACAACGTCGCCAAGTCTGTCTACGCAGCTCTCGCCCCTGTGGTGGAGCGTGTAGCGCAGGTTGAGGCGACCATCGCCAAGAGCTTCAACGACCAAGGCCAGTTCAATGTAGGTTTCGCTGAGACTCTCATTGGCATCGGCCAGCACGTAGCCGGCGCGTCTGACGTGCACACGGCGCAGGCAACTGGTCCGGCGTACGCTCCCAAGAGCCAGCTTCGCGCTATTCCCGGCGGTCAGGGTGTACAGCCCATGCAGAAGTCCTTCGGTCCAGGCGGCCTCGCGAATGGGGCGGAGGACATGGCCAAGAGCACCATCGTTAGCGCGATGACGGACCTGGTCAAGGCCAACAAGCTCAACAGTCTCGATGTCTGCCGGTACGAAATGACCGGAGAGATCAACCCACAGGTCCAGCAAATGGTCCTGGCCCACGTCTCTGGCGGTAGCCAGTAACCCCGAACCCGTAAGGAAGGAAAGAGCACAATGTCTATCGGACTCTCGCACTACTCTCCGAACGCTCGGGGGGATCTCAACGGATTCGGCATCGATCAATCCAGCTCCGTTCAGGACCTTCAGAAGGCCCTCGAAGCAGGATTCCAGATCAGCAATCAGTCCGGTGGTTCGGCGCTTCGCGTCGAATCGTTGGAAGGCTCGCTGAAGGTCGTGACGTATTCGGCTCACCACATCAAGATGTGGAAAAAGATCCCCAAGAGCCCAGCTTACTCCACCGTAGAAGAGTACAACCAACTGGTTGACTACGGCTCGGACGCATTCGCGTTCGTGCAAGAGGGTGAGCTTCCCCCGTCGCAAGACACCACGTACGCACGTCGTACATCGCTCGTGAAGTTCATCGGAAGCACCCGTGAGGTGACCCACCCGATGACTGTTGTCCACCCCGCTCACGGCGACGTCATCGCCCTGGAGAACCAGAACGGTATTCTCTGGCTCCTAGAGCGCGTCGAGAACTCCCTTTTCAAGGGTGACAGCTCGCTCGCGTTCGACGGCGAGGCGGAGCAGTGGGACGGTCTCGATGCGCTCATCGATCCGACATCGTTCATCGACCTGGAAGGTCAGCCTATCCAGGAAGCTGACGTCGAAGAAGGCGCGAACCAGCTCGTCGAGAACTACGCGTACCCCACAGACATGTGGCTAGGAACGCGCGTGGCCTCGGATCTCACGAAGACGTTCTATCCGAAGGAGCGCGTGCAGCTTCCGGCGCCGCAGAACGGCATGGTTGGACTGTCGGTTAACTCGGTCATGACGCAAGCCGGCGTGATGGAGCTGAACCCGAATGTCTTCTTGAAGCGTCTTCCTTCGCCCCCTGCGGCTGCAACCAGCGCAAACGCCCCCGCCGCCCCGGCCTCGGTGACCGCTGCGAACAACGCAACGGGCGCTGGCGACTTCGAGAAGGCAGCTCCGGCTGGTGACAACGACTACGCATACGCAGTGACTGCCGCCAACCGCTTCGGCGAGTCGGCTCCGGTTCTCATTTCGAGTGCGAAGACGATCTCGGAGGCGGAGAAGGCAGCAGGTGACCAGCTCGACCTGACCGTCACTAACGCGGGCGCGATCGGCGCGTTCCCGACGGAGTACTTCCGGTTCTACCGGACGGCGGCTCAGGCATCTCCAGGGTCTGTACCTACGGACCTCAGCCAGTACTCGCTGGTTCTCCAGGTCCCGGCGGACTCGCAGGCTGCTTCAGGTACCACTGTGGCGTCTGACGTCAACTTCCTGCTGCCATTCACCGAGATCGCGTACATGGGCGAGATGACTCCATCCGTCCTCACCTTCCGCCAGCTTCTCCCGATGCTGCGGATGGACCTCGCGGTTCTCGCCCCGGCATTCCGCTGGATGATCTTGCTGTACGGAACTCCGATCCTCTTCGCTCCGAAGAAGTGGCTCCGTTTCGTAAACATCGGTCGTCTTGAAAGGGCGTAAGCCCTAACTTGCTAGGATGACTAGCACCCCACCCCTGGTACGCTGGGGGTGGGTTTGAACCTGCAGCCGAGTTGGCTGATTGGAATATGGCAACAGCACACACACTACGTCGCGCGCAAGCACGCCGAGAAGTACAGCCCCGCGGCTCGCACTCCCTTTTCGGCAAGCTCAGTGTTGCCCAGTTCACCCCTAACCCCCACCAAGAGATCAGCGGAGAACCTATGAAAGCGCAGTGCAAAAGACTTGCAGACCGCTCCGTCCTTGTTGGCAAGACCGTGTTTGCGTTTGATCGCGACGGTGTTTGCGACGTAAAAGCACAGGGCCGCGGAGGCTACACAGTAGACTTCGCAGAGCTGCTCAAGCTCAACGGTGTTTTCGAAATCAAAGAGCCCGTCGAGCCCATCGAGCCCATCGAGGATGAGCCCATCAAAGCTGAGCCC